GATGGCAGAAAAGAGAGCCATGAGTAGGATAGTATTAAAGGTTTGTGGATTCTATGAACTAGGTGTATTTGGTGAAGATGAGAGTGAAGACTTTAAACGCAAATAACATGAACGAAAAAGGAAGAGGCTGGATACCTCAAACAAAACTACAAGTGTTATTCTTTAGCACTTACACAACGAAGAAAGCAGCAAGTGTAAACATGGGGGTTACAGTTACAACCCTCCGCTTGTTGTTTGGTAGAGAAGATAGATTCACTTACAGCCAACTTAAACAACTATCAAAAGATAGTGATGTAAAACTAACAGACATAATCAAACTAATATGAAAGATCAATATTTTGAAAAGCTAATTACGCATTCAGCAAAGATAAACAAAACATTTGCAGGTGCTTTACTAGATAAGGGAAGACAACAGTTTGACGTTGAGTCAAGAAATATGTGTTACAATGTATTAAGAAAATTGAATTGGAGTTTGCCGGACATTGGCAATAGATTCAATAGAGGTCATGCTACTGTTATACACGGGATTAAGAACCATGATATTGCTTATGCGAGAGGTGGGTACTATATGAACAACTATGATGACTTAGTCATAAGAATGGCTGACAATACAGAGATGGAAAAGATTGAAAACACTAACTACATCGAAAAGAATAGAATCAAGTTCGAGTTACTAGAAGATTCAAACGTAAAGCTAAAGGAAGAGCTATTCGATATTAAAAAAACAACAAGGCTTTTATTACGATCAATCAAAGAACAACAATCATTAACCAATTTATTAAACAAATCATGCAGTTAAAAGGAACAGTTATCGAGATTAAGGAAGTACAAGTTATTTCTGACAAGTTTAAGAAGCAAGAGGTTATTCTTAAACAGGAGGGTGTAGAGTATGACGCTGACATTCCTATCGAGTTTATACAGGATAAAGGCATAGAACTTGTGAATGGCTTAAAAGTAGGTCAGTCGTACGAAATAGACATTAATATAAGCGGTAGAGCTTGGAAGGATCGTTACTTCGTCAGCTTGAAAGGTTGGAAGGTTGCAGAAGCATCTGAATCTACTGAATCCACAAGAAGAGCAATAGCTGCAGATGATGGAGCTGATGCCTTCCCCTATTAAACGAGTATTAGATATACTCAAATGGTTAAATTTGGAGGAGCTTTAAGTAGTTCCTCCTTTTTTTTTATACATATCAGTATAATTATTAGTTTAATTAAATACTTATTTGTATATTCGTCTAACATAACTAAATTTTTAATACTACCACTAAAACCCTCATTGTCACGTGAGGGTTTTCTTTTTTACATTAACATTAGATTATTTAATATATTATTTGTATATTGCACCCATCGAGTAGAGGCGATACTTATAACATTTTTACAAAAACCTATTTCAGCGAGCCCTCTACCTCCTGAGATAGGTTTTTTTTATACCAAATAGTTAAATTATGAAAATCAAATCCGTATTAAGTCAGGGAGCGTTTTGGCAAATCAATAAGTCATTAGCTCAAAAGGTAGGTTTAGAGTCTGCTTTATTATTATCCGATCTTATAGATAGGGAATCTTATTTTGAGGGTAGAGATATGTTGATTAATATTAATGGTGAAGGTTATTTCTTTGTAACTAGTAAGCAGATAAGCGATGCAACTACGTTATCATATAGGAAACAAAAGAAGTGCATTGCAGTGCTTGAAGATGAAGGAATGATTAAGACTTTTTTGCGAGGTGTTCCTGCAAAACTACATTTTACTATATGCGAAAGCAAGATTTGGCAAAGTGTAAATACTAGTATTAGCGAAACGCTAAAACTAGATTTAGCGAAAACGCAAAACAAGAGTGAGCGAAACGCTAAAACTATTAATAATAATAAAGAATTAATAATAAAGAATAATAATAAAGAACAATATAAAAAGGTTGAGAATTATTTTGACAATATTCTGATAGATAATTTATTTAAAGAATTTTTAATATTAAGAGTATCTTTAAAAGCTAAAAACACAGATAGGGCTGTAGGGCTTATATTAAAAAAATTAGAAGGACTATCTCCAGAACTACAAACGGAGATGCTAGAGCAATCAATTGAGAACAGTTGGAAGAGTGTATTCCCTATTAAAAAACAATTCAACAAAGCAGAACCTACAAGCCTAAGCAAACACTACTTCCCTGATATGTTTAAAAAGGAAGAGAACCCTTTACCGATAGAAACAAAGATTCTAAGCACTGGAGATATGAACGACTTTTTTAGTAAACCATAAAATTTGCTTAATCCGATAATTAGAATTACATTTACCAAAACAAAACAACTATGAAGGAAATAGGAAAAGAACCAAGCGATCAACTATTAAAATTCTGTGAACTAACGATTAATAAATGCTTGTTTGAGATGAGCCAAAAGAAGTCTTTAGAAGATGCCTCAATAATGGCGAACATATTAATGACTGATTTGAACGACAGCTTCTACAGACTAACTCAGCAAGATGTAGTTCAAGCATTCCATAGAGGAGTAAGAACAGGAGAACAGTTAGCAATCAATCCTCGAACGTGGTGTAACTGGTTAAATTCTCAGAAGTTGAAATCTAACGCCACACGCATCAATTCATCACAGCTTAACGAGAAGATGTTAATTGAAAGTAAATGCAGTAGCGTTGATAAAAAGCAGGTTCTGAAGGATTTCTTAGAGCTTTGTGTAATTGAACCATATGAAGAATATTGCAAAGATGAAGACATTATACTGCAAGGAGTCAATCAAATATTCATTTGGCTTGAGAAAAACGGCTTTCTATTTGTATCAGACGAGGAGAAGGAAAAGATTTGGACAAAGGTACAAGGCACGATTAAGAAGCGGAAGATGTTCACGCATAACAATGAGAAGCAATTCCATCCAGTAATTATGTGCAGAGAATACGCCATCATGAATTTATTCAAAGAAATGCGTGAGTCAAAAGTTGATTTGCGAAGTGAAATTTTAAAAGCTATTTAATTATGAACGAAGAAATAAGTAAACTATTAGAAGAGAATGCCTTTAACGTAGCCAATTCAGGCACTGGAAGTCATAAAGATATTGGAGGAGAAAAGGAAGTTCAGAAGGCTTGGCAAATAATACAGAAGAAGATTAAGAAAATAGATGCAGCCTTTTACGAAGTAATCAAAGAACGATGAAATCAAAAGAAGATGATTTACAGGTTGCAGTAGTTACCTACTTGAAGCTAAAATATAAAGCTCTTTACTGTGCTTCTTTAGGTGGTCAATACCAAAAGCACATATCTCAAAGAATGAAAGCTAAAAGAACTGGCTACGTTGCAGGATTCCCTGACCTATTCATTTACGAATCCAAAGGTGATTACAGCGGTTTAGCTATCGAATTAAAAGTAAAAGGTAACTATGCCTCACCTAAGCAAAAGGATTGGATAGAGAAGCTAAACGCTAGAGGGTATTCAGCTCATGTATGCACAGGCTTCGACAACGCAAAGGAAGTGATAGACAATTATTTTAATCAATAATTAGTACATCTCGAAAATTAGAATTAAATTTACGGAATGAAACAGACAAACAGCAAAAGAGTAATGCCACCTATACACAAACAAACAGCTTTCGAGCTTATGTTTGGCTGGAGTGGCACAATAGAAAAGGTAAGATTAAAACCATTGAAACTAGAGAAAGGAGCGTCTAGAGTTAATGGCGTAAGGATTTAGAGGGGTTCTACTTGAGTGAATCAATAACTATTGAACGGCGTAACATTCGGGAGGGGATCTGTCAGATGTTGAGTGAAGTGAGTAAGCTACTAGAACGCTGCGAATTAGTTTAAACCATTGGGGTTTAAAAGTCAGAGTTAGGGAGGGCGGGATTCCTCCCTAACCATGGACTAACTAAAAGTAACGCAAAAATGAAGAAATGTACGAAATGCAATATAGATAAAGACTTAATAGATTATCCTAAGCAATCTAGTAAAAAGTCAGGGTTAGCTTCTCAGTGTAAGAAATGTGATAATTTTAGAAATAGAATTTACCACCTATCTAACTTAGCAAAATCTAATATTAAAAGTAAAATATACCGAGATTCACTTAAAGAAAATGTTGTGTATAGAGTTTCAGTCGAAGGTAAAGGTTCTTATATTGGAAGTACGACTTGCGGACTACTAGCAAGGTTAGGACACCACAAAGGGTACTTATGTAGAGGTGAGCATAAAAACCATAAACTACAAGCCATATATAATAAGTTAGGCTGGGATGTGTTTAAATTCAAAGTCATAGAAATATTAGAATCGGATGTAGACCTAAAGGTTAGGGAGCAATACTATATTGATAACAATAAAGAGTCATTAAACATAGCAACGGCTAACAAAAAAACTAAAACAATACTAATCTAAAGTAGTCGAATTCGACCACTTTAAAACAAGACTAAGATGGAAGCACGAGAGATAGACCACATGCTTGAGCTAGGATACTGGATTCAGGTAAGTCCATTAGCTAATGCAGGTTCAGGTTGGATATGCGGAATATATAAACGAGGAAAGATTTCAGGCAACTGGATAACGGAAGTGTCTAAAAAGTTCGATAACCCGCTAGGTTGTTTTGAGTGGGCTGATAAAGAGATTGTTCAATTAATAAACAAAGTAAAATGAAAGACGAGAAGAAAAAACCTACAGAAGTAGCCGAAGCAATGTTTGAGAATTGGCTGAACGATTTAGAAGATAAGGAACAGCCCGAAGCGTGTTCGATTGATAACCCAGACTGCGAGAATTGCGGTTCATAAAAAACTAACTATGAGTAAGATAGGAATAAACGAAGTGCTAGAGCTTATTAATGGATTAACCGAAGCTTTAGAAGACTCAATGGAGTCAAAAGATTTGCTATTCAATTTAGTAGATAGGAATATAAATGACATTGCTGTACTAGAACATCAAGTTGATGAACTACTGTCTGAACGAAAACCTACAATAGAGGATAAGGTATGTCAGAAGATTCAAGAACGTGCTGAGATGGGTTTAAATAAATATGGCACGACTATGGAGAGGACTGACCTTAGTATAGAAGATTGGCTAACTCATGCTCAAGAAGAATCTTTAGACTTATCTATCTACTTAGAAAAAATAAAGAGCTTACTACCTATTGTTAAATAATAAAGTGTATATTAGCAAAGTATTTCATACATAGTTGTTTTGGTGGGGATGTGGTGTGAAAGCTGCATCCCCATTTTTGCGACTATACAAAAACAAAAACTATGAGAGGAATTGTAAACCATTCAATACTAAAAGGAATTAAAAAAGGCAAGAAGATGCACGTGATCAGAAGATACTTAGCTATTTGCTATGGTATTAAGGTAGGTCATAAAGTAATGCTCACAAGGTATGGCAACATTAAAAGAAGATTTAGCAGCACATTACGATGATTTGTATAGGATAGCCTTAAAGATTACTAAGACTACAGCAGACGCAAAGGATTTAACTCAGGACATATATATCATTCTGCTTGAGTACGATCAAAGGAAGCTACAAGTTATTTTTGACAATGGGCATTTGGGGTTTTGGGTTACTAGGGTAATGTGTAACCAATACCTAAATGCTAATTCTAAGTTTAAGCGTAAGTATTACGGTAAGCTTAGGACTGATAAAGATAACGACCAGCACTTGGTTAATCTAGTGGACGAAGAGTATGAAGACGATACTAGAATCGACATGATTAACGAAGCTATGAACGACTTACATTTCTATGACAGGTCTTTATTCAAAGTCTATACAGAAACAGACCACACAATTAGAAGCCTTGCAGCAGCGACAGGGATAAGCACTACAAGCATATTCTCAACGCTCAAGAAGGTCAGAAATAAGATTAAAGATGAAGTTAAAAACAAGTACTAGAACCTATCAGGAGAGAATGAGTATCTGTAATGGATGCCCTCACTTCAGGAAATCTCTTAGTCAATGTAAAAAGTGTGGTTGCTTCATGAAGGTAAAAGCACAGATAGCATTCACTAGATGTCCTGTAGGTAATTGGGAAAGGGAGAACGACCTAACCAAAGACCAACTTAGTATATTGAAACGATTGCTAAATCAAATCGGTTCAGATAAGATAAACCATAGTGATAATGTAGGAGTTACCAATCTATACAATGAAATCTTCGGAATGAAGAAGCAAGTTTCTAAATGTGGTTCTTGTGTAGCTCAAACGATAAACGAACTTAAAGAAATACTTAAAAGTTATGAGTAAAAATATAAAACCAATTTTCATTATAGGGGTACCCGACACATTTAGCAGTGAAGAGCAATCAGATATAGTAACAAGGGTTTCACAAAGGCTTGACGAATATCATGTGATGACTTATCATACAAGATCCTTTGAGCCTAAATTTGAATGTTTCAATGCTGACAATTTCACAGACATAAATCTAGAAGAACTAAAGAAGTTTATAGATGAAAATAGAAAGTAGAAGGATAAGCGAGTTAAAGTTTGCAGAGTATAATCCACGAACGATTAACAAGAAGCAATTTAAGGATTTAAAAGCAAGTTTAAAGAAGTATAGTTTAATTGATCCAATCATTATAAACTCTTCTAAGGATAGAGAGAACATTATCATAGGAGGGCATCAACGCTCACGTGCTTGGCTTGAATTAGGAAACGATACAATATTATGCGTAGTGTTGGACTTATCTTTAGCAGATGAGATGGAGCTTAATTTACGCTTGAATAAAAACGGTGGTAAATTTGACGATGATTTACTCTTGAACTATTTCGATGAAGAACTATTATTTGAGGTAGGTTTTACAGTAAACGATTTGAATATTAACCTCGACAAGTACGAAGACAATACTTTAGCAGAAGAAACTAAAGATGTTTGTGAGTGCTGTGGAGAAAAACTTTAACTATGACAACACCAATAATAATATTTTTTACAGTAGTATTCACCTCGATATTGGTGGAGAAGTATATCAGACAGAATCCGTAATGCGTAAACACACCAAAATATATCTAGAGTTCTTTAACTTTGATGAGTTGGATTATATCCCTTGCGAGGTATGTCATTCACCTGCTCAAGACATTCACCACATCGAGGCTCGTGGCATGGGAGGTAGTAAGTTAAAGGATTACATCGGTAATCTACAAGCAGTGTGCAGACCTTGCCACATCAAGTACGGAGATAAAAAACAATTCAAGGATATGCTAGTAGAAATACATTTAAACTATATGGAAAAGTATGGAAAACAAGACTAAGATGCTTCAAGCAAAGTTAGAACATCAATTACGAAACACAGTTAGGGAAACATCAAGAGAACCTAATTTGATTGTTATGCATCCATTAACTTGGACTTACCTTATACATGAAGTTACTTTACACATGAGGTTAGGTGTATATATGCAAGACTCAAACCTTATGTATAGAGGAATTAAAGTTCGTAGGAGTTTAGATATGAATGAGGGCGAATTTGAAATGTAGAAGTATGGAAATTAGCAACGAGTGCAACATGGAACTAATGGCTAGGTATGAAGATAATCACTTTGATTTGGCTATCGTGGATCCTCCTTATGGTGGTAATGATGCGATAGGTTTAAAAGATAACACATCGAAAAACAAACAAGCAACAAAAAGAACTGACTACAGTGTATTTGAAAATATTGCTCCATCAGCTGAATATTTCAACGAATTAAAAAGAGTATCAAAAAACCAAATAATTTGGGGAGTAAATTTTTATAGTAATTTTGATTTATCTGGCGGTCGTTTATGTTGGGATAAAAAAGGGACTGCGTTTGGTCGTGCTGAACTTGCCTATCTATCTATGACTAAAAGCGTAAATATTTGTGAAATTACTTGGAACGGAATGATTCAGCACGACATGAAGAACAAAGAGCAACGAATACACCCTACACAAAAACCAGTCAAATTATACGAATGGCTTTTAATGAACTACGCAAAGCAAGGAGACAAAATACTCGACACACATCTAGGAAGTGGCTCAATAGCTTTAGCGTGTCATAATTTAGGATTTGATTTAACGGCTTGTGAATTAGATAAAGAGTATTTCGATGCTAGTCAGAAGCGTTTAAAGCAACATCAATCACAATTAAGGATGTTATAAAATGAAAGAAACTGAAGAACAGAATCGCACTAAATTAGCTAAAGTGCAGATGCTTAAAGCATTAGAGAAAACGCTTGGAATTGTTACAGGTGCTTTGAAGATAGCTGAAGTAGGTAGGTCGCAGTATTACAAGTGGTTAAGGGATGATGAAGCCTTCGCTGCTAAGGTTAAGGCAATGGATAACCTAGTACTTGACTTCGCAGAGAGCAGTTTAATGAAGCAGATTAAAGATGGTAATCATTCAAGTACTCAATTCCTTTTAAAGAACAAAGGGAAAATTAGAGGGTACGGTGATAAGTTAGATATTACCAGTAATGACGAAACGATTAAAATACATATAGACCTTGGAGATAAGTCCTGAATTTACGAGTAAGCAAAAGGATTGTTTACGCTACCTATTCGATGATTCCACTAATGAGGTGCTATTTGGTGGTGCTGCTGGAGGTGGTAAGTCTTGGGTAGGTTCTGCTTGGCTTGTAACTATGTGTTTAAGGTATCCTAAGACACGATACTTAATGGGAAGGTCTAAGTTAGATGCATTAAAGAAGACTACGTTAAACACGTTCTTTGAGGTGTGTGGTGCTTGGGGTTTAAAGAGTGGGGAACATTATACTTTCAACGGTTCATCTAACATCGTTACATTCAAGAACGGTTCAGAGATAATACTTAAAGATTTATTCTTATACCCATCAGATAGAAACTTCGATAGTCTTGGTTCATTAGAGATTACAGGGGCATTCATTGATGAGGTGAATCAAGTAACATACAAGGCTGTAAATGTAGTGCAGTCTAGAATCAGATACAAGCTAGATGATTACGGAATCATTCCAAAGCTTCTAATGACTTGCAACCCTGCTAAGAATTGGGTTTACACAGAGTACTACAAACCTGCTCAATTAGGTACATTAAAAGACTACCGTAGATTTATCCCTTCATTAGTAACAGACAATAAATTTATATCAAAGCATTATGAGAAGCAGTTATCGAAGCTTGATGAAGTTTCTAAACAGCGTTTACTATTTGGAAACTGGGAATACGATGCCTCAAGTGATTCACTTATTAACTACGATAGCATCTTAAACCTATTCGATAACAAAGGAGCGGAAGGCGAGAAGTACATCAGTTGTGATGTTGCTCGTATGGGAGAGGATAAGTCTGTAGTGATGTTGTTCGAAGGGCTTCAGGTAGTAATGATTAAGACGTTTGATAAGAATACGATTACAGAGTTAGCTGAATACATTAGAGAACTACAGAAGAATCACCAAGTTAAGCTGTCTAATATTATAGTCGATAGTGATGGTGTTGGTGGTGGGCTTCAAGATGTACTCAGATGCAAGGGGTTCATTAACAACGCATCACCAATTAAGAAGGAGAACTTTCAGAACCTTAAAACTCAATGCTATTATAAACTTGCAGACTTAATTAATAAAGGGCAGATAGGTATAACCATTAGAGATGTAGATACACGCAAACACATCACAGAAGAACTAGAGCAGGTTAGAACTAAGGACATAGATAAGGACGGAAAGCTGAAGATAGTACCTAAGGACGTGGTTAAGTCTGTGATAGGTCGTTCTCCTGATTACTCCGATGCTTTAGCGATGAGAATGTTTTATGAGGTTAAGCCTAAAGTTGGAAGGTATGCAGTTAGGTAAATTCTAATATGTTAAAAATAATCACAATTAGTTTGGTGTTCTATTAATTTGTAGTATATTTGTCCTATCGCAATGAAGCGATAACCTAACCACAACGCTATGAGCTTTACTTTAAACTATACTTACAACGCTAATAACTTCTCACAAGACTTTGAAACATTATTAGAAGCTACTACAGAACTTGAAAGAATAGGTGGTGATGCTTATGTAATGTTTACTACTAACAACGACTGGACGTTCAACTATAAGATCCAAGCTAACGAAGTGGTTTTCTCTGTAGGTAAGTCGGATCTTTACAAAGGATCTAAATTTGGAACTATAGGGCACTTAAGACATATGATATTAACACAAGGGATTGCGTAGTATTAATTAATTGTATATAAATTTGGTAGTTCAATATATTGTTTTATCTTTGTAGGGAACTAAAATAAACGCTCCCTCGATTGTAAGGCTCTCCAAACGGAGGGCTTTTTTTGTTTATAGTTATACAAAACAAACAATTTAAGATTATTAAATAGATGAAGTTAAACATTCCAACAGACTTGAGTGAGATTACATTAGGGCAACTACAATCTCTGACTAAATTAGAGGCTAGTGAACTGAATGAACTCGAACTACAGAAGCAAACGATTGAGCTGCTAACCAATGCAGACAGGGGTATTATAGATCAGATTAAGTTAAACGACTTGAATGATGTGTATAGTAAACTGCTAGGTTTATCCAAGTCAAGCGATAAACTACACCAACTTATTTCAATTAATGGGGTGCAATATGGATTTCACCCTAACCTTTCAGAGATAAGTACGGGTGAATTTGCTGATTTAGACACCCTATGCCAAGACTTTAACGACAATTTGCACCTTATTATGGCGATATTATACAGACCTGTAGAGAAAGAAGCTGCTGGTAAGTATAGTATTGAGGCTTATGACGGTGATGTAGATGAAAGAGCTAGGTTATTCAGGAAGAATATGAAGGCAAATGTAGTTAATTCTGCATTAGTTTTTTTTTGGACTATCGGAAACGACTACTTGAGAGATTCGCTAACCTCTTTACAGGAGGAACAGGCGACCAAAAGCAGCAAAGCTTCGGTAAGAAGTGGGGTTGGTATTCAATACTAATGAGTTTATGTAGTGAAGATTTATTAAAGTTAGATGAAGCTACAAAGATAAGCATAGAACAAGCGTTTACCTTCATGAGTTACAAACGAGATCAAGACAGAATAAAGAAATGAAAACATTCAAAGCAGTAGTAAACCAATTTAAGGATATTTGTGAAGCACATAAACAGCTGAACTCTTTTTCCTTTGGTGATATATTCGAAGTAGATTTAAGTAATGAGATGAACTTTGCAAAGGCTCATTTAATAGAGCAACCTGCAACGATAAACAATAGAGATTTCGTATTCACGTTTGACTTGCTTGTTATGGATTTAGTGGCAGCAGATGGCTCTAATGAACCCGATGTATTGAATGACACCTTCTTGATAGTATCAGACATTTATAGAGAGTTTAAAAACGGTATAGCAAAATCAACTTCACCGATGACTTCTAGAGATTTCGTGGTAAGTGATAGTATAACCTGTGAACCATTTACAGACAGGTTTGAGAATCTATTAGCAGGTTGGAAGGCAACTATCTCAATTACAGTACCATCACACAATAACGCTTGTAACAGTCCAATTTAATGGCTGCATTTGATTATGATAAAACAAATAAAGCCTTGCGAAAGTTTGGTCTTGATGTCGTTATTCGTGCTGCAAGTTTATTACAATCTAGAAAGCGTGGTTACGATACTGGTCGTCTGTATAAGTCAATGGACTCAGACCTTCAAGTAGCAGCGAATAGCATCAGTTTAAAATTCAAGATGGAAGATTACGGTCTTGCGATTGATAAAGGTAGAAAGCCAAGTAGTTCAGGAAGTGGTTCTGAATTATACCCTAAGATATTAGAATGGGTAAAGAGGAAAGGGTTAAGGCCTAGAAACTCAAAAGGTCAGTTTCAGGCTTGGAAGAATAAAGAAAAACAACAACGAGGTATTGCATATGTAGTAACTCGAAAGATAAATAGATTTGGATATGAAGGAACTAACTTCTTTACTGACGCGTTTGCAATGAAGTATAAGAAGCTTCCTCGAGTATTAGTAAAAGCTTTTGGATTAGATGTAGAATCTTTTCTATCTCAAACAATAGACGAAGTAAATAAAAAGTAATGGCAACAACGGTAACAAGTCCTAACTATTGGACGCTAACATTAACGAGTAATACTGCAAGTACATTCAACTTCAAATTTGTGGTTGATATAACTATCGGCGGTGTTGTAGTAGCTCGTATTAAACAACCTAAGAACATCAACGGTTCAGCTCATATGTCTTTTGAAAAGATAGTGAAGAACTACATTGATATATCTCAGAAGCATAAGAATACAATTACAGGTACTCAATACGATTCTATTCACTTGATGCCACAAAACATACCTAACCCAAGCGGTTCTACATTCAATGACTATATTGCTTCTAAAAATAGTGGCGACCTTAGAACGGTTCTGTTTGAGTTCTATGAAGAGTATTCAAGTACATCAGGAGGAGCTATTACGGTAAACGCTTCAGGTGCTTCTGATATTACTAAAGCATTAATTAACTTTGCAGATAGCTGGGAGGATCAAAAGACGTTTGACTTGACTAAGTTTGATTTTGATGCACAAGCAACACCTTCACAATTCATTACTGATAGACCAACGGATACCACAAATCAAAACGATTTAGAAGGTAAGATAGCACAATTAACGAGTGCGAATGACTACCAGACTATGGCGTTGTTCAATGAAGATTCTACCTACTTCAATACTGAAAATGGTAGATTCTTGTATAAGTTTTATGAAGATAAACCTGATACTTATGGAGCAAACGATAACCATGTAGGTATTATATCGGTACAGAATAATAGTGCAGCTGGTTCGGAAACACCATCATCATCTAATACAGAAGATGAGTACTTAATTTACTTAGCTTGTGGTGGTGCTAACGTTATGAATATGAAATACGATTTGTATGGAGGATACCAACCAACGGCAAGCATTAAATATTATACTATTCAATATATAAATACAACTCATACGGCTAGTACTACTCGCATCACTTCAGCAGAAATAAAACAAGGCGAATATATACAGATAATAACGGTAGGAACAACTGATTATACAACGATAGGTGCTGCTGATAATAATGTAGGAACTCTATTCTACGCAACAGGATCAACTGTGGGTACTGGAATAAGTCGAGCGTATGAATACGCACATTTATCTAAAACATACTTATTTGAAATGGTAAGCGATGCAAATTGCAACTCATCAAAATACGCAGGTAAGAATTTAGCTTGGAAGAATAAGTATGGTGTTTGGGATTACTACTATTTCGATGGGGCTTCATCTGATAAAGAGAACTTTAAGCGTTCAACACAGAGAGAGAATGTGGCAGGTTCATGGAATGCTACAGCGTTCACAATAGATACGTTTGAGCGTGGAAGGATTGACAAGGTAGAAGGTAATAAACTAACCACCATCAATACTAGATACATCGGCGAGGAATGGAACGAGCATTTCAAAGGCTTACTTATGAGCAACGAAGTACAAATTATCGAAGGAGGTAAGTCTTATCCTGTAAATATTAAGAACAACGCTTTAGATATTAAGACTAATCTAAACGATAAGCTAGTTCAGTACACATTCAATTATGAATATTCACACGCATTAAAATCTAGGGTTTAATGGTACAGATAATAGCATATTCACAAGATGGTGGTGATGCCACTTACTTAGATTTGGGGGCTATAAGTATCAAAGCTACCTACTCGAGTAAGGAGATACAAGATATAACCTCTCAAAAGAGTAATTACACCCATAACATTACGCTCCCGTATAGTAAAACTAACAATGATTTCTTTGCTCACTATTACGAAGTGAATGTCGATGGTGTATTTAGGGCAGATGTTAAGGCTTCGTGTTCTATTTACGTAGATTCAAACCTACAATTTGAGGGTTATTTACAATTATTAAGAGTTGATAACCTAAAAGAGAACTATACCGTTATCTGTTATGGTGATATAGCTAACCTAGCTACTGAATTAGGAGAGTCAAAGCTGAATGATTTAGATTTATCTAAGTACAATCACCTATTATCACAAGCTAATATTCTAAATAGTTGGAGTGGCGTTACCGATTACATAGGAACTCAACCAGATGGAGTTGAGATATTGTATCCTATCATTGATTATGGTTCTGTTTATCATGGCGATACGTTAAATACAAACGCAGGAGCAATTAAGCCAAGAGATTTAAAACCGTCCATTCAACTAAAGGCATTGTTAGACGTAATATTAGAGAGTGCAGGATACACAATTAGTTCTACATTCTTAAATAGTACATTCTTCACTAGTCAATACATGACTTTAGGGGGTGAGGTTAAGGGTGCTATTACTGATTTAGTAGATGGGTTTAAAGTTGGTATGAATGCAGACCAAACGCCAACAAGCTCCTCAACTATTGAATTCAATAACGAAACTACTGCAAGTGGGTATTATGATATAAATGGTAATTTTAGTTCATACAACTACAACGCACCTCATGCAGGAAATTACAACTTTAAAGTACAGGTGGTGTTAAATATTACCCTATCATCTAATTTTGGATTTAGAGTTTATTTGTACACAAATGGACTTCCTACTGCATGGAAAAACATACCTGAACCTGCAACATCAGGACTATCGGTACATACTTTTGATTTTGAATCAATATACCAAACATCTGGGGATGGCGTAAAAGTTGTTTTAGTTAGGGTTAATGGAGATAACACTACGACTACAATAGAAACATCAGGAACGATAAACAGCATTCTATACGATTCATTCTTTAAACTTACCTCTATTCCTATTGCAGTTGAAGGTGGTACAGTAGAGTTAGGTGCAGGAAATAACTTACTATCTAAAGATAAACAAGTTGATTTTATCAAAGCTATATTCTCAAGGTACAACCTAATTGCTGAATCTGACAAGGATATTCCTAATCAATTAAATATTGAACCAATACAAGACTACAGAGATGCAGGAACTTCTAAAGATTGGACTGATAAATTAGATGTTTCTAAGAGTATATTAATAGAGCCAACAAGTAAATACAGAAAGGCAGAGATTAACTTAACGGATAAAGAAGATAAGGATATAAATAATGAGGACTGGTTAGACGAGAAAGGTACAATCTACAACTCATACACGTTCCCATTTTATGGGGATTTTGGAAGTGGAGAATTGAAAGTGCCGACTATATTTTCAAGCTTTGTGCCTGATAAGATCCCTAATAATAGAATGTTTATTTCTAAGCATTACAAGTGGAACAACGGAGAAGCCGAAGCTGTAACGACTAAGCCAAAGCTATTCTATTATAGTGGACTTAAAAACTTACCAACAGATTCAAACTTTGAATTAATGAATGAACCCGCAGGCACTTATTCAGAACGCACAGCTTATCCGTTTTGCCATCACTATTCCATGGCAGGTAATATGGTTGTAAATACGGATAAAGATATTCGTTTCAAGAGCGGTTCGGTTAAGTATCAAAATGACATTGTAGAAACACAAACCAACAACGATGTTTATACAGATTACTGGGGTGATTCTTTAAACAATATCTACAATAAAGGTGCGAGAATTATGAGTGCTTACTTCTATTTAGATAGTCAAGACATATCAGACTTTAAATATAACGATAAGGTATTTGTAAAGGATTCTTATTGGTTAATTAATAAGATAGATAGTTATGCGATGGGTGTAGGTAGTTCGACTAAGGTGGAGCTTATAAAAATAATTGAAACTCCTGACGATAGTGTCTGTGCTTTAACTATGATCTCATCTAATGTGGATGGTTCAACTAATTGGGTAGATGCAAGTGGTACAGCTACAGCCCCTACAGCGTTATGCTGTGAAGCTAATGGAATGACTTACAGTAGTGGTCATGGTGGTAAATGTTATTGGTAATGATAAACGAAGTTATAAAAGGTATTTGTCAAGGCAAAATAAAACCTAGCAAAGAGAATGAGATAGCGTTTGGATTGAATGAATATCCGACCACATTTAAGAAAGCTTGGAAACAAATAAAAGAATTATGGCACAAGAGGTAGTATTAGATTTAGTTGCCAATGACAAGGCTTCTAAAGTTGTAAAAGGAACATCAAAAGAGATTAAAGGAGCTACAACAGAAGCAACCTTAATGAGTGGAGCTATGAACACTGTAAGAGGTGCGATGGTTAAGGTTAAGGCTACTGGAAAATTAATGTTTGGAAGCATTAAGGCAGGACTTATTAGTACTGGTATCGGTGCGTTTGTAGTTGTGATCGGTTCGCTTGTGGCGTATTTTACACAGACTAAAAAAGGGGCTGAACTACTAGAGCAAGCATTTGCAGGAATAGGAGCAGCGATTTCAGTTCTTACAGATAGGATTTCTGCTATTGGTGGAGCTATTATGAAAGTCTTTTCAGGAGATTTTAAAGGGGCAGCCGAAGATGTAAAAGGGGCTTTAAGTGGTATAGCAGATGAGATAGTATCTGAGGTGGATGCAGCGGTAAGACTTAAGGGTGAACTTCAAAATATTACAGATGCCACAAGAGGGTTTAATATTGAAAAGGCTAAAACAAACCAAGAGATTGCTAAGGCTTTATTATTAGCAGAAGATGAACACGCAAGTAATGAGGTTAGACTAGAAGCATTAAAAGCTGCATTAGTATTAGAAGAGCAAACTACAGCTAAACAATTAGAACTTCAACGAAGAAAAGTAGCAGCCATAGAAGAAGAGGTCGGTTTAGGCGAAAGTTTAGAAGAGGATTTACAACGATTGAATGATGAGAAGATTCGTTTAATTGAATTAGAAACGGCATCTATAAAACAAAAGAAAAAGGTAGTTACTCAGGTAAATGACTTTGAGAAAAGCATAAACGCAGAAGCAGTAGCAAGATATAATAAACAGTTAAAACTTAAAGAGGAATCTGATAAATTAGAATCCGATAGACTAATTAAACAAGCCGAATACAGAGAAACGGCTATTGATGCGATTACAAACAAATTCAAACTTGCAAGAGATGAGAGTGAAATAGAAGCCGTTGAAAGGGAAAAGGATAAGCAATTAGCAGAACTCGAAAGATTAGAAGCAAGTGAACAAGCCAAGGCAGATGTAGAAGCTTTCTTTAGCGATAAGATAGTAGGCATTAAAACCACACAAGCAGCCAAAGAAAAGAAGTTAGAACTAGCAAAAGTCAAAGCAACAACAGATACAAACAACGCTACACTTGCATTGGTTGGAGGTTTAGCTGGTGCATTAGGTAAGTTAGCAGGAGATTCAAAAGGTTTGGCTATCGGTGAAGCTACAATTTCGACTTACTTAGGAGCAACGAAAGCACTAGCAGCAGGAGCAGGTACTCCAGTAGGTTATATTAATGCTGCAGCAATTATAGCAACAGGTTTATCGAATGTTAAAACTATTATAAGCACTGATGTAGGGAGTGGTTCAGGTGGGAGTGTTCCTAACGTTGGTTCTGTAGGTGGAAATATAGCAGCATCAATTCCAGCTCAAACAGGTTTAGGCGATGTAGTAGATACCATTAACGGACAAGGACAACAACCAGTACAAGCATACGTAATATCACAAGAAGTAACAGACAGCCAAGAGGCTCAAGCATATATTAATAACCAAAGAACCCTATAAAATGAGAGTAGTAGAATTTGTAATAAACGAGGAAGAAGATGATTTCGGAGTATTCGCAATTAGTCTAGTAGATAAACCTGCGATAGAAGAAAACTTCAGATACTTTTCAGAAGAGAAGCAAACCTTTGCGACCGTAGATACGGATGAGCGTATTGTAATGGGTGCAGTTATGATTCCTGATTTAGAGATTATTCGAGTAGATGAGAACGGAGAAAAGTATAAATGCTTCTTTTCTAAGGAAACAGTGAAAAGAGTAAGCCAATTATATATGCTTAATTCTAAGCATCAAAACGCAACGATTGACCATGCAAGAACGGTGAATGGAATCACTACAATAGAAACGTGGTTAGTAGCTGATACCAAGCACGATAAGACACAAGCGTTTGGGTTAAGTTATCCAGTAGGCACGTGGGTTGCGACTATGAAGATAGACAACGAGGACATATGGCAGAACTATATCAAAGAGGGTGTAGTTAAAGGTTTTTCTGTGGAGGGATACTTCAACGAAAAGAAGCAAGAGATGAGTGAAGATTCTACTTTAGCAGCTATCCGTCAAATCATTATGGAAGATGAAAACGCAACAAACTAGTTTTAATTGTATTATAAAATAAAGAACATGGAAACATTGAAGAAGATTAAGGTCTTACTAGGTATGGTGGAGGAAGTAACTCCAGTAGAATTAGAAGAGGCAAAAGAGCAAATGAAGTTCGAAGAGTTAGCTTTGGAAGATGGTACTATCGTTAGTGCTGATTCTCTTGAAGTTGGTTCTGCTGTATTCATTATGGTCGAAGAAGAAAAGCAACCTTTGCCAATTGGTGAATATGCTTTAGCTGACGGATCTCTTTTAGTTGTAGTTGAGGAAGGTATCATTGCCGAAATCAAAGCAGCAGAAGAGAAAGTTGAAGAAGAAGTAGTTGAAGAGGAAATGGCTACAGAAGACAATTCTAAGTCAGCACTTATCGAAGCTATCGGAGTTCTTGAAAACTTAGTACAGGAGTTTAACTCTATCAAAGAGGAATTTGCATCTTTAAAAGTAGAAGCAAAAGAAAACGCTGTTAAGGTTGAAGAGTTCGAAGCAGTAGGTGAAGAAGTTAAACCAAATCCAGAAGGTAACTTTAGTTCAACGGTAAGTTTAACATCAGTAGAGTTTGGTAAATTATCAGCTCAAGGTAGAGTACAGTATTTAATTAACAAAAATAAATAAAAGATTATGGCAGATTCAATCAATGGGGCATATGTAGGCGAAGAGGCTGCAGGTTTCATATCAGCATCACTTTTAAGTGGTGAAACATTATCAAAAGGGAATGTAACTATACTTCCTAACGTAAGTTATAGCGTAAACTTAAAGAAGTTCGATTTATCAGCTTCTTCTGTAGTAGATGCAACTTGTGATTTCACAGACGCAGGTGATGTAACTTATGATGACAAAGCTTTAACTCCTAAGAATCTTGGGTTGAACAAGCAACTTTGTAAGAAAGAATGGCTTTCTACTTTTGCAGGTTCTCAAATGAGAGTTGGAATTGACGGTACTTTACCTTCAAACTTCCAAGAGTACATTATCAGTCAAGCAGGTGCAGTAGTTGGTCAGGAAATGGAGAAATCTATCTGGCAAGGTGCAGCAGCTACAACTGGAGAGTTTAATGGTTTTCAAGCTTTATGTTTAGCAGATGCAGCAGTTGTAGATGTTACTGCAACAACTTTATCAGCAGCAAACATCATTGCTGAATTAGGTAAAGTTCGTGATGCAATTTTAGACGCTAACTACGGTCAAGAAGATTTAGGTATCTACATCGGTACTGCTGCAATGAAATTTTACATTTCTGCACAAGCTGCTTTAGGTTACCAAGACAACTTCCACGTAGGAGTTTCAGAAGCTAACTTTGAAGGTACTAAGTTAATTCTTGCACCCGGAATGTCAGCTAACAAGATGATTGCTGCACGTAGATCAAACCTATTCTTTGCAACTGACCTTGTAACAGATATGGCTGAAGTTCGTGTATTAGACATGACTCCAACTGATGGTTCTGATAACGTACGTTTAGTGATGAAGTGGAATGCAGGTGTAGGATTTGCAAACGGTTCAGACATCGTTTATTACAACGCATAATAATAACAATACAGAGGGGGTTTAAACGCTCCCTCTTATTTAAACATAAAGAAATATGGCTTGTTTAGTAGCAAACGGTAGAGCTTTGGAATGTCGAGAGAGTATCGGTGGTATAAGAAACATTTACTTTGTGAACAACAATGTGATGGGTGCTTATACGATTGATGTAGATGGGGAATTAGATGACTTAGGGGCTGTTAGTTCAGCGTACAAGTACGAATTAAACCCTCAATCTTCAGACTTTGACGAAGCGATTACAGTTTCAGAAGAAAACGGAACGGTATTTTATGAGCAAACTATCAATTTAGCTTTGCCTAATTTATCAAAAGATGCATTAAAGAACTTGAAATTACTTGCACAAGGTAGATTTCAGATTTTCGTAGAAGATAACAACATCAATGAGGCTACAGGCTTCGGTGATTTGTATCTTGCAGGTGCTTATAATGGAATGACTGTTACAGGTGGTAACATTGGACGTGGTAAAGCGTTTGGAGATATGAGTGGTTATAACATTGCATTGGTAGGTAGAGAGCAAAGAGCTGCTTTATCAGTAGTACCTAGTGCAGTTGTAGCAGATACAATCTTCGGAGGACTTACGACTACAGGAAACAGACCAACAATAGTTACTTCGTAAAAATAAAGTATAATTTAATATCAAAGCCTTCCCTAATCGGAGGGCTTTTTTTAGTTAAAATAAAAACAAAACGCTTATTTTTAGATTATTATAAAAGACACACATTATGCCAACGAATTTAATAGTAAGACAAGGAACAACAGGAGTAGTAGTTACTCCTAGCGATGCCGTAGATATAACTGGATCAACAGCCAATACTCCAGCAACATTATTTGTAGGAACTGCGGGAGATATTGAAGTTATCACGTTAGGAGGCTCTACATTAGTTCTTAAAAATATTCCTGCAGGTTCTTTCTTACCTATACAGGTGACAAGAGTTAAGGCAACACTTACAACTGCATCGGACATAGTAGCTATATTTTAAGGTATGATTAATATCATACAGAATACGATTGGTGCTTCACAGAAAGCTTCGGGAGTTGCTTCAATTTTACCTATAGCATACAACGTGCTTATTACAGGTGACTTTATTGAGGGCGTAACCCTAGCAGGTTCGTATCAATATACTGACCCTAATAGTGTACCTCAAGGCGTTACTACATTTAAGTGGTATCGTGCTGCAGATTCAATCGGTACAGGGAAAACGGTAGTAAGTACAACGCAATCATACACAGTCTTAGGTTCAGATGAAGGTGATTATATATCTTTTGAGGTAACTCCAAAGAATACAAACGGTGATGTTGGTACACCAAGAGCTACTACTTACGCAGAAGTTCCAATCCCTTTACCTTTAGCAAACAGCGTTTCTTATGGCTCTGTATTATTCCAAGGAGAAACACTTACAGGTGCTTATACTTATGTAGAGAATGGAAGCGCCCCTGAAGGTACTACAACGTTTAAGTGGTACACAGCAACAGATTCAAGTGGTACAGGTAAAGTAGCAATAGTTGGAGCTACATCACAGACTTATATATTACAAGCAACTGACAAAGATAACTTTATTTCATTCGAGGTGACACCTGTTACCAATACGGGCGTTTCTGGTGCTTCTGTTCAGACTGCTTATCAAACGGCTATTGGAGGCTTACCAGTTGCTACTAATGTAGTTTATACAGGAGTAGTTCAAGTTGGAGAGATTCAAACAGGTTCATACGATTATAGCGGTGCTCCTGAAGGTAGTTCTGGTAAATATTGGTATAGATATAATTCAGTAGGCGGTGGTTCGGCTACTTACTTAGGTAGTGGTTCTACATATACAATCATTGCAGCTGATGAGGGTAATACAATTAAATTCAGAGTAATTCCTAAATCAGTATCAGGCGTAGCTGGAACAAATGTATACTCACCAACTAGAGGGGTTGTAGCTCCTTCTGCCTTCACAGGCTTACTAGACACTTACTCAGGTGCAGCAGTAGGTTATTCGCTTAGACAATTAAGTTCTACTTATAGCGGTAATTGCATTAAAGTTAGACGAGCTTCGGATAGTACTGAGTTAGATATTGGATTTGTAAATAACGTATTAGACACTGCAAGTTTAGCCACGTTCTGTTCAGGAACTGATGGGTTTGTTTCTGTTTGGTACGACCAAAGTGGTAATGCTAAACCGATGTTTAATACCTCGGCATCAAGGCAGCCAAAGATTGTGACTAGTGGTTCGATATTGTTGGAAAACGGAAAACCTATATTAACGTCTGATGGCTCTACTAGTGGAATGACTTCTGATTATATAGCAGATTCTGGAGTTTCGGCAAAAGGCTTGTTTATTGTAACTAAAAGGAATTCAAGTACAAACCAATGTATTTTAGGTTCTTATTCTGATGGAAATAATATAAATTACATATTAGATAGTGGTTCAACAAGTACATCAGTAAATCTAAATGTAGCCGTTACATCTCAGAAACTTAATGGTAGCTCGTGGGTATATACTAATAGGGGTGGTGTTTACACCGACTTAAGTGTTCAGTCAATAATATCGGCTAACGCTGTATATAGTTTTGGAGTTGATACTACTGATGCATTAAGTTTAGGATATAGATATACATCTCCTGTTAATTTTGAAATGACTAACATGCAAGAGCTTGTTATATTTGAAAACCAAACAGACCAAGCAGCAAAAGAAACGGCGATTAATTCATTTTACAACGCTTACTAATGTACTATACAGGAACTAAAATAGAGTGCGAGAACTACAACAAGAAGGTAACGCTAAGCGAGGGTTATAGTGGCTCAACTACTAGATGGGCTGACGTGGTTACGCATAAAGATGGCAATAGATTCGCTATAATTAAGCACGAGAATTATACAGCGAATATGGATTTGATAGTATTAACGGACGATTGGTTTGAAACGACATGATTAAGATAGATAAACTTAGAAGCACGTATCTTATAACGCTAACGGAGAACGGAGAGATTAAACTTCAAACTCAGAGAGATGATTACAAGGTAGCTAAAACCTACGCTAAGGAATTAGGCAAGAAAAATAAAGTTAAAGTTAAGGATAATGTTAAAGTTAGCAACATCACAGAGTAATACAGTTTACTTATCATTAGAAGAAAATTCCTCTAATGCATTTGATAACTACTATTTACTTGTATTTACTAATCTACAGACACGAGTTAGTGAAGCGAAAGTGGTAACTAAGGGCGATGTGAATGCAAGGTCGGTGGCTTTAACTTTCAATGTAAACACAGGAGCAGAACCTAAATATACAATGCAAGAGAACAGCTTCTTTTCTTACGATGTATATGAACAAACTAGTTCAAGCAATACAGACATTGCAGATTCAAGCGTGTTAGGATTAAGAGAAACAGGGAAAGCTTGGGTAAACGGAACGAGTGAAGTGGTTTACGTTAAACAAGCAGAAGCAAACAATACTAATTCAGTATATTTAAAAGTATGAGTTTCAAGGTTATAAATTTCGCATCTATAAACACCCCGAAAGCGGTGGAAAGTCCTGCAAAGGATTGGGTTGCATATGGTGAAGATAACGATTACTTCACTTATCTCATTGATAGGTGTAATGGTTCAGCTGTTTCTAATGCTATTATCTCAAGTGTAAGCGACCAAATCTACGGAGAGGGCTTATCTGCTACGAATAGCAATACGAAGCCGTTAGACTTCGCTAAAATGCGCACCATATTTAAGGGTGAAGATTTAAGAAGGGTATCTGGTGACTTGAAAAAGTTAGGAATGGGCGCTTTTAATGTGATTTGGAACAAGGGAAAGACGCAAATTCTACGATCAAAACACATACCAATGCAGAACCTACGACCTGAGAAGGCTACGGATGGGGAAATCAAGGCTTGGTATTATTCTGACAACTGGAGCGAGTACAGAAAAGCTAGGTATTCGCCTAAAAGAATAGAAACCTTTACAGGTGCTAAGGGTGAAGACTCTCAAATACTAGTAATTGCTCCTTATTCAGCAGGGTTCTTTTACTTCAGTCCTGTTGATTATGTGGGTGCTTTAGCTTGGTCAGAGATAGACGAAGAGATAGCTAACTATCATAAAACTAATATACAGAACGGCTTCGCTCCTACGATGTTAGTTAATTTTAATCAAGGTATTCCAGTAGAAGAAGAACAAGATAAAATTGAACGAGCGATTGAGTCTAAGTTAATAGGTACAGGTGGGAAGAAATGGCTTACATCATGGAACGATGATCAATCTACTGCTACAACAATCGAAACAATACCTATTTCAGAAGCTTCAGAGCAGTACAAGTTTCTATCTGAAGAAGCTACACAAAAGATTCTTATAGGTCATAAGGTTACAAGTCCTATGCTTTTCGGTATTAAGGATTCAGCAGGGTTAGGTAATAACGCAGACGAGATTAAAACGGCTTCACAGTTGTTTGATAACAAAGTAATTCGTCCTAAGCAGAATATGATAATAGAAGCCGTTGATAGCGTTCTTGCTGTTAATGGTATTATATTGGATTTATTCTTCAAAACTCTCGAACCTATTGAGTTTGTAGAAACTGAAGGTTTAAGCGTAGAAGAAGCAGAAAAGGAAACAGGCGTTAAGATGTGTGAGAACTTTTCAAAGGAGGAAGAAAAAGAGGATTTTAAGATAGCTGCTGAGCTTATCGGAATGGGTGAGGAGTTGAGCAGCGAAGATTGGGAATTAATATCTGAAGAAGATGCTGAGGAACATGAAGAACTAGAAGCCTTTGAATTTGCTAGTACAGGAACAGCAAGACCTAATTCCAAAAGTGAGCAAGATAAGACCATAAACGGTTTTATGTATAAGGTTCGTTATTCTTATGCACCATTACAAACAAGTTCTAATAGTAGAGAGTTCTGTCGTAAGATGGTGAGTGCTGATAAGCTTTACAGAAAGGAAGATTTAATTTCAATGGGTAAAGTTAATGTTCACGGAACTCCAAGCAATAAAAAAGGTTGGGGAGAAGGTGGTAAAAAAACCTATTCTATTTGGAAGTATAAAGGTGGTGGAGCTTGTCATCATAAATGGAAAAGAAAGACTTTCAAGAGTACTATTAAAGTAGATGTTAAAAGTCCTTTAGCACCAACGATAAGCACAAACAAATCGGACAAAGAAGGCTATAGAATACGCAACGACAAAGATG